CTGGCTTCCAACCGAAGTCTGTTAGGTATTCGCCAATCTGTTTACGACTACCTAGATTAAACTCTTGTAAAGTCTGTCTCATAAATGGTCGATAGTCAGAGCTATCTAAACATCTTTGATACTCATCATCAGTAAGTCCTCTTTTAGATAGAGTTCCATCTTTTTTAATATAAGGCTTAACTAATTTATCGTCAACTAAACGAGGTTGAAATGTTTTATGTACTTCATCTTCAATAGATTGCATTTGTTCTCGTAGCTCTGCTAGTAATAAATTAGCACTTCTCTCATCAAACTTAAATCCATTTACCTCTTGTTGTTTCATTATATCAGAAACAGAATGTTCTAAACAAACTGAGTCTTTAGAAAAGCCTCTAGCTTCTTTTTTAAGTTCTTTGTAAACTAAAGTATTAAGTTGAACATCACGAACACAATAGTTCAACATGTCTGCTGAATAGTTTTGATAATCTTCAAACTCAATCTTTTTAAATCCTAATTTATATCCCCACTTTTCTAGTGAATGTCCACCTTCACGAGTAGGGTTAAAGAGTCTTGATAAAACTAAAGTATCAAGAAGTTCTTTACTAGTTAAGTCTACATTAAAAAACTTTTTAATCATTGGTATATCAAAGCCAATGATATTATGTCCAATCAATCTATCTGCTGATTGTAAAAGTTTTACACCATCATCAAGTTTACTAGGTGGAAACTTAAATATTTCATTTGTGTCTACATCTTGAGCAACGATACACCAAACCTTAGTGGCTTTTAAATCGTCTGTCTCTATGTCAAATACTAAATCCATAATTAAAATCCGTGTTCATCTTCATCAACTTGAATGTCAGATATATCTACCTCTGATAGTCTACCACTTTTAGAATCATAAAGCAAGTGTGTTGCCATGCCAACATCGCCAGTGTATCTTGATTTAAGAACACGAACTTTTGTAGTACGAGATTCATCGCCATCATCAGACTGTTGATTTCTTTCTAATGCTAAGACACAATCAGATAGTTGAGCAATACTCTGTGAACCTCTCAAGTGAGATAGGTTTACTTCAATACCGTTCTCATGTCCTTTATTACCGTCAACTCTTCTCAAGTGTGATACTAAGATTATACCTGCACCGGTTTCTTCAACTATACTTCTGAGTCTAGTCATAATATTATCAATAGCTCTACGTTCATCGCCTTCTGATACTGCACTCACTAACATGTGTAAGTGGTCAACTACAACCCATTTACATTCACAACCAATAATCATAAATCTAAGCTTGGAAAATATCTCATCAATATCATTCGTGCCAAAGTGAGCATGAACCCAAACTCTGTTCTTGTTCTCGCCATCATACAAGACATCAAAGAATTTATCAAGTTGTTCTGGTGTAAACTTTTCTCGTTCTTGGTCTATATATAATCTAGCATTAGCTTCGATAGATATAATACCATCAATAGTTCTTCGCCAATCTTCTTCAAGAGCAATCACACCGACATTATCTTTGGTGCTTTTGATGAGCCAGTGTTCTAACTCTCTTGTTACAGAAGACTTACCAAGACCAGTTCCACCAGTAAGCGTTACCAGTTCTCCTTGTCGTAGTCCATACAACTTGTCATTCAATCCTTGCCATGGATAAGGTACGCTGTTTTTCTTTTCTCTAGTGTGGTACTTGTCTCTTTGTTCAGAAACATTTAAGACACCAGAAGGTGTATAGGTTTTAGCTGACCACCATGCTTCAACAAACTCTTTGTGCTTGTTGTTTCGGAGCATATCATTAGGGTCTTTGTAGCCGTTAGGTAAAGAAAGTATTTTAGCTTTGCTTGGTTTAAATAACCTTGCAACTTTTCTAGCCGCTTCCTTACCTGCTTTATCATTATCAAATGCAATGATGACATTTTCAAATCCTTCAAGAAATTCAAGACTATCTTTAACATCACGAACCGCACCTGCTGCACCTCGTTTAATAGAGACAACTGCCCACTTACTACCTAATAATTCATAGGCAGCCATAGCATCACACTCGCCTTCGGTTAAAGTTACATACTTGCCACTCTTGAAAAGTTGTTGTCCAAACAAACCAGTATCATCTAGCGAACCATTCCAAAAGAATTGTTTATTAGGTACGTTTCTTTCTTTGGTTGAAGCTAACTCATGTCCATTATAAAATGGATACATGTGCTTTACTACCTTGCCTTGTAAGTCATGGACAACTTTTACTCCATACTTCTGAGCGGTAGCTTGTGATATTTTTCTATCAGTCAATGCTGAAAAAGCACCGACTGATAAATCATCAGGTTGTTTAAATGTATTATCTTGTTTTACTTCCATATTTTTTCCTTCGCAACTTTCTTTATAGTTAGGCATGAAGGTATCGCAACTAAAACATTTAGCTGACCCATCTTCATTAACACCAACTGCATCACTGCTATTACAGATAGGACACGGTTGGTGCACCTTATTCCAAGTGCTTGTCATATTAGCCCTCACTAATTATTATTTATCTTTAGTATCTTCTTCGATAACTTTTGTTTCGGATACTTCCTCAGTTGGAGCACTCTCTATAAGAGCTTCTTCACAGCCTTCTAAAAGCTTTTCAAGATTAGCTCTATGTGTAGCACTTGCAAAGTTAATTGCTTCCAACATAGTTTCAAGAGTTCCTACTTTGGTAATAATAACTCTGGCTTCGCCTTGTTTAGCTTGGTCAGAAATATTATTAACATCATAGGAAATATCTCCATCATCTTTTTTAACACTTATAATCATATTAAAACTCCTCGTTGTCTGCTGATTGTTCAGCGTACTCAACTAACTCTACAACTTTAACTGCAATCAATTCAGCAAAAGTTCCATAGTCATTCTTGTAAGGTTTAATTTTAACCTTAACTTTAGAGCCATTACCAACTGCAACATCCATAGGGTTGCCGTCATTATCAATTAGCTTTGGTGCTTCATTGATACGACCTGCAACTTCTACTTTTCTACTAAAAGAAAAAGCAGGTTTATCAAACTTAGGTTGCCCACTTCTATCTCTAACTTGAGAGATACCTTTCGCTTCTAAATCAGAAGCAGTGCTGTCATCAGTTAAAACTGTAATGACATACTTGTGAGGTTGAAACCTCGTGTTAGGTGTAGTGATGTGTGGATACATCGCCTCGCCTTCTACATATTCATACATAGTTTTACTCCTTTATATATAAATTATTTTAATTACTTTGCACATTATACCACAAGTATATTTAAATTGCAAGTCTTTTTTCTTTTCGTTTAGCATTATTTTTTTGCTTGGTCATTTCGTTTTCTTCTGCAAACCACTCATTGATAATATGTTCTTTTAAATCTTTAGCTGATAACTCAGTATTATTTTTAGTTATCTTTATGTGTTTAGAATTAACAACTAAAGTTGCATAGTTGTGGTACTTTTCATCAGTCAATGCAAACTGATAATCTGGAGCATTGTAATACAGAACACCATTAATATCTTCTGCATACATGCCGTAATCTATTTGTTGTTTTTGTTTTTTCATATTCCCTCTTTAAATTAGGCGATGGCAGTAGAAGTGTAGGTGGCTATTTCTCCTACGTTCTTCTGCAGTACCAATCTTTCTACTACCACATTTAAATTCTGTGAGGTTTTTTTCGAGACCTCAAACTCGCTTGTCTTTTTGCAAGACATATCAACATGGTTAGGAAGGTTTTATTGAGGGCTACCATGTTAATTAAAAGATGTCATTGAAATTGACAATCTCATTACCATACAATGTTACGAAGTAGTTGCCATTAGTTTTAGAAACTTCATAACAAACTTTATGCTCGTACCATTCCTCGTAGTTATCATAAACATAATCTACAAACCTTTTGTACTCGTCTTCGTTAACTTGTTTTGTTGTTGAATAAAATATATCTCTTTGTGCTTTCATAATTTAGTGCTCCATTATACCATACTTTTAATTAAATTGCAAGTGCTTCTGCATAATTTTTGTTCCACCACTTAGGTTTTGACCTGCCTTTCTCCCACTTGGCATAGTGCTTTTCGTTAATAACATATCTACGATAAGCAATGATAGGGTCTTCATGTTTGTATTCATCTGGCATAGCTTGTGCAAGTGGTGTCATTTCGCCCTGCTTTATATTCTTTGGATACTGCATTAAAGGTCTTTCTAACTTAACAAGACTTGCATGTTGTTTACCATAGCGAAAAGTATACTCCATACCTAGTGCTAGAAAGTGTTGATATAGCCATAAATAATTGTGGCTGGACTCTCTTGCCCAAATAGTACAAGGATGATTTTTGTATGCAGTTTTGTAAAGTCCTACTCTATCTGCATAATCATCGCCATCTAGTTCTCTATGTGCTGTGCACAACATTTGTGCTGTTTCCAACGGCATCTTCACTAGCATCTTATCTGGCTGTGCTTCTGCCGAAGTTATCGGACTGT